TCCTAACCTTTCTCCTGAACCCGAGACAACGCCTGAACCAATACTAACACCTGCTCCTGAGCCAATACCATTGACACCAGTAGTTAAGCCACAGCCACAACCAGAACCTCAGCCACAGCCACAGCCACAACCAGAACCTCAGCCACAGCCACAGCCACAACCAGAACCTCAGCCACAGCCACAGCCACAACCAGAACCTCAGCCACAGCCACAGCCACAACCAGAACCTCAGCCACAGCCACAGCCACAACCAGAACCTCAGCCACAGCCACAGCCAGAACCAAAGCCAGAACTAGGGCCACAGCCACAACCAGAACCTCAGCCAAAGCCACAGCCAGAACCAAAGCCAGAACCTCAGCCAAAGCCACAGCCAGAACCAAAGCCAAAGCCAGAGCCAAAGCCAGAACTAGGGCCACAGCCAGAACCAAAGCCAGAGCCAAAGCCAGAACCAAAGCCAGAGCCAAAGCCAGAACCAAAGCCAGAGCCAAAGCCAGAACTAGGGCCACAGCCAGAACCAAAGCCAGAACCAAAGCCAGAACTAGGGCCACAGCCAGAACCTAAGCCTATTACTAATGAAGAAAAAATAGCAGTTGCTGGAGTTCTTGTAGCATCATTAGCACCAAATGAAGCACTTACTTCTGCGGAAATAAAAGAAGCAGGAATTGAGTATCAAGATTTACCACCAGAAACTCCTGTTGAGGTTAGACAGGATGAGAACGAAAACAAAGTTATAATTACTGCAGAAGTCGCTGCTCAAGTTGAACTCATATCAGATCCAGCCGCATTTACTGCAGAATTATTTTCAAATCCAGGAGCAGCATTAGCAGCACTTGGAAGCATTGGAGCAGATATGTCTCCAGAAGAAAGAGAAGAAGCAACCGAGATGGTTGTTGTAACAGTTGTTGCTACAGGGGCTGCTATAGCAGCAGCAGGAGCAGCAGGACCCACTGGAGGAGGATCGTCTAATTCAGGCGGTGGCTCAGGTGGAGGAGGCTCTTCAGGAGAATCCAAGGGTATGAGAAGGAGGAAAGGAAAGTGATGAAAATTATTAAAGATTTAGTAGATCAAGCATGGACACTTCTAGGTATGTTTATTGCCTGGGTTGTTCTTGATGGCAGCGCAAAAACTATAGTTGGATATGGTATCGTATTTACTTTAATATTTTGGGGATTAACATACAAAATTAGAAATAGAGAGGAGGACTAAAATGACAACTAAAAAAGTATTTGTGGCTCCAAAGAAAGAGAGCCCACAGAAGGCTCTTCCAAATATCTTAATGCGTATTGTTGCAGTGTTCGCTGCTTCTGGTTTATCAGTACTTGGTGCTGGAGCAGTAGTAGGAATTGAAACAGTTCAGGCAATTATGCTTGCAGGTTTGTTGGGCGTAGCAACAGTCATTGAAAGGCTTGCAAGGGCTTTTTTAGACGATGGCAGGTTATCATTAACAGAAATAAATGATGCATTTAGGACTGTAGACAAAAAAGCTAATTAGTCATTGTAAGTCATAGTTGACAGCCCTCTCTGGGCAATGCTATACTTGAGTATACCTATCTGGAGAGGGCTTTACCATGACTTGTATTGTTGCGTTACGCCATGAAGATAAAATTTTTATGGCTGGAGATCGTGGTGCATCAGATGATGGAACTATCTTATCTCTTGATAGTCCAAAGGTTTGGAAAGTTGGTCCTTATTTAATTGGGTATGCAGGTTCAATGGATGGCGATAGAATAAGACATAACTTTAAACCAACCCCTCCAAATCTTAAAGACACAGACAGATACATGCACACCAAGTTTATTAAAGAGTTGCGTGAATTCTATAACGAGTTCTGGATTGATACTTCAAAAGAAGGAGATTTGTCTTTAATTATTGCTATTCGTAATGAAATATATGAACACAGTTCTGGGGATATGTCTTTATCTAAATATACATTGCCATATCTATCTGCTGGGTCTGGATCTGAATATGCTTACGGGGTTTTATATGCCACAGATAAACAAAAAAATGCACGGAATAGAGTTCAACAAGCAGTATCAGCAGCAATTAAATTTAGCCCATCATGCATGGGTCCAGTTGACATAGTAAGCATTTAAGGTTATACTTATAATATGGATAACGAATTCAATGAAATACTAAAAGCTATGCAATCAAAAGAGTCAGAGGCTAAAGAATTTGAAATATGGCTTTTGAATGGAGTTGACAGAGGGTGGATCTCTCCACCTTATTGCAATACACATGATGGTGGATCTGAATATATGTCAGAAGAAGAGATAGAAGAGTGGGACCAAGGCGGCGACCCATGTGCACATGTAGTGCGATTAATAGAATAGGAATAAAATGAAAAAGTTAATTATTGGAGTAGTAGCATTACTAGGGTTTGCTTTAATTCAACCAGCACAAGCAGAAGATCAAAAGGTTTTGGCCATTATTGACACGGCTATTGATTCTACAAAGTTTTCATCAATTATTCACGAAGTTTGTTTTACAACAGTAAAATCAAAAAATCTTCTTCAAAATATGTCATGTCCTAATGGTGAACTATTTATGGAAGGCATTGGCGCAGCAAGTGCACCATGGCCACTACAGGTAGACTCTAAAACCAAACTTCCAGTTCCTGGTTTGTTTAATGTAAACGGTGCAGTTTTTCATGGTGACAGCATGGTCAAGTCTGCACTAAAGGCAAACCCAAGTTTAAAGATTGTTTTTATTAGATTTAATGATGTAACTAGTCTTGGTAATCCAAGAGGAGATGCAAAAGCCTTAGCATTGGCCATTGACTGGGTGTCAAAAAATGCAGAGGCTTACAGTATCGATGCTCTTTCGATTAGTCAGTCTGCAGTAGATGCAACAAATCAAAACCGTTGCTTAACAGATACTGTTACTATTAATGCGGTTTCATCTTTAAATTCAAAAAATATTCCAGTTTTTGCTGCAACAGGAAATAATAAGCGACAAGACGTAGTTGGTTTCCCATCATGTGTTAGTGGAGTAATTGGTGTAGGAGCACTTGCTAACGACACTCAACTTGAAACATTAACAAATACAGGTCCTGGACTTGACATGGTTGCGCTTGGTAAAATAAGTATAACTAAATATAATGGTTCAGAATCGTCTGCTTCTGGAAGTTCTGTAGCAACCGTAGTATCTTCAGCAGCATATATTAACAATAACTCTTTTAAAACTTTTCAAGAGTATCTAGAGTCTCTTCCAAAGATTTTAATCAAGGGTACACCATATATTCGTAACTAAAGCACAGTCCTAAGCATGACTAAAACTGCTTTCAATACCCTATAACTCAGTTGGTAGAGTGCCGAACTGTTAATTCGGATGTCCCTGGATCGAGGCCAGGTGGGGTAGCGTGCTATAATTATACTGCAGGACTTACAAAGGAGAAGATAAGATGTCAGTAAAAGGTAGTCTAGAAGCAATCATAGATATTGCAAAGAAAGAAATTGGAACTATTGAAGGCCCAAAGGATAACGAAACAAAGTACGGAAAATGGACTGGAATGAACTTTCAGCCATGGTGCCAATCATTTGTTTCTTGGTGTGCTTTTACATCAGGACTAAACCCAAAGAAGTACCCAAAATCAGCGTCTACTGTTGCAGCATCCGATTGGTTTAAAAAGAATAAAAGATGGTCAGATGCTCGTAATGATGACCCAACTGCAGGAGATTGGGTTTTCTTTGATTTCCCAGATGATGGTGTAAATAGAATTTCACATGTTGGTCTTTGCATCAAAAATAACGGGGACGGAACCATTCAAGTTATTGAAGGAAATACTTCAGGAACTGCAAAGGGAGATCAACGCAATGGAGGTATGTGTGTTGAGAAGACTCGTGGCTATGTAAAGAACAATAAAAAGAAATTACTTAACGCAGTTGTTGGTTGGGGCCGTCCAGTCTATGCGGGAGAAGAAAATGCTCCACTACTTAATAAGTTAGCAGCAACGCCTGCAACACCAGTTAAGGCTACACCTGCAGATGCTGAAAAGGAAGCATCAAAGCCTGTTGTAAAAAAGAAGTCTTCAGGTGGTGGAGGAAAAGGAATGGTAGCCCTATAATGGAATCAAATAAAAGAACCTCTCTTAAAACTATTAGTTGGGAAACATTTCACCTTGTAGTGCTTGCAGGAATTATCTTTTTATTTACTGGCGAGTGGGAGTATGCAACTCTTGGTGCTTTGATGTATATTGCTTTTGAAGCAGCAGGATACTTTGTTCACGAAAGACTTTGGGCAAGGTTTGGAAATAAGGTTAAATAATGAGAATTAAAATTATTAGGTTTGTTGTAAAGGCTTTAGGATATGAATGGTCTGGAGATAAACTAAACCTTCCAGTTTGGTATATAAAAGAAAAGAAAAAGTAGCCCATGTATTTAAATTCATTTTCTATAGATCCAACCTACATTGTAGGAGGCTGCATTGCCGTATATGAAGGTGCTTGGGAAGATAGTCAAAAAACTATTGAAGATATTTTGCTAATATCTTCTGATCTTACTTCAGATGCAAGTTTTGATCCTTCGCAAACTAATGGTGATTATGAAAATGGGAATAGGTTTAAACAATCAATAAGAACAAGTTCTGGTTTGTCAATAACAAGAATAGCAAAGTTTAATGAAATATTTAAACAAATTAATAATAAATGTTATGAACTAATATCTTCGTCTATTCATAATTATAAAAAAATTTTTAAAATAGAAGAAGAGATATTAGATACCAAAACTTATGGTCTTTTGAGGTACTCTCAGGAAGAACAGTATAAGTTTCATTATGATGGTAACACAGAAAGCAAAAGGGCTTTGTCTGTTTTAGTTTATCTTAACGATGATTATGAAGGTGGGGAAATTGAGTTTCCTAACTTTAAAATAAAAATAAAACCAAAAGCAGGTACTTTAATCTTGTTCCCATCAAACTATGCATACGGGCACATAGCCCATCCAGTAACCTCTGGAGTAAAATATGTTATAGCGACATGGCTGCACGATAGGTAAAAAATGGCACAGTATGAATATATTTGTAATCTTTGTAGTGCAAAAACAACTAAAGAAAGATCAATTAAAGATGCTGACCCAGGATACAATTGTGAGAGTTGCAATAAATCCTTGGTTCGTGTATACTTAAGTGTAGGAGCAGTTTTCAACGGTACTGGATTTTATTCCACTGATAACAGAAAGCAGTAGTATAATATGAATATGGTCATAGACGCATTAGATGAAACAAAAGAATGGATCTTAAAAGCAACAGACAGATGTGATTCATGCGCTGCAGAGGCATTAGTTAGAATCACTGGACTAAATGGAGACTTAATGTTTTGTGGTCACCACTACAATAAAATTATGGATAACCCAAAAGGTTATGCAAAGATGATGAAATTTATGCTTACAGTTATTGATGAGCGGGATAAGTTAATTTAAAACAAAGCGAAAGGTAAAAACTACTAATGTTTGAATATTATGTAAAAAAAGTAGAAAATGTTGTTGACGGAGATACAATTGATGTGACTATTGATTTAGGGTTTGATATTTCATTTAGTTCAAGAGTTAGACTGGCTGGTATTGATACTCCTGAGTCTCGAACTAAAGACCTTAAAGAGAAAGCTCTTGGTCTTGAAGCCAAGGAGTACCTAAAGAAGACTCTTAAGGATGCCAAGTCTGTTGTCATTAAGACTGAAAAGATAAACTCATCAGAAAAGTATGGACGCATTTTAGGCTGGGTATATATTAATGGAGACACCGTATCACTTAATGATATGATGATCAATGATGGCTACGCTTGGGGATACCTTGGAGATACTAAGGTAAAAGATTTTGAGGCACTTAAAAAGGCTAGAACAAAGTCAGGTAAGTAGTTTGAACTTTAGAGATGAAGATGACGCTATAGTTCAACTAATACTATCAGGAGCACTTGAGATTGCAGGCATAGATGTAGAGACTGGCGAGCCAATGTATAATTTTACAGAAAAGTTAGCAGAAGTCAGTCCAGAATTACACAATGATGTTTCTTTATACTTTTCTCGTGAAACTATGTCTTTGTGGAGTGATGGATTTTTAAATATGGATGTGACAAAAAAAAATCCAATGGTTTCTATTACAGAAAAAGCATTAGACAGTAAAGAAATATCAAAACTAAGTAAAGAAAGTCAAAGAATTTTAAAAGAAATAACCAAGGTTATTCTTTCAAATAAGTAGTATAATTGTTATGGAGGAACTATGGAATATTTTCTTGGATCAGCAGTAACTATGATAGCCATGTTTATAACAACAAGGCTTATTTCTTATGACAAAGTTTACAAAAAAAAGTATGTACCAAGGTACAGCCAAAGTCATATTCATATGACAATTCTTCCTTTGCTTCCAGAAATAAAAAAATATAAAAAGAAAATGATTACTCAGTCTAGCAAGCATGAAGAAAAAATAAACATCAGGATTGTTATTTTAGAGAACAAAGCATACTTTGTAAAAAATGGAACTTTTTATTGTGCAGACATGCACGGTACGGATATAGATGGAGCAAGTGCAACTTTAGTTGACACAATAGGTATGGATAAGGTACAATTAGACAAGATGCTTTTTATAATGGATCAACTTAGAGACGGGAACAAAAATGATAGTGGGGATTCAAGGAACTAGTAGTTTTAATGACTACAAGGTTTTTCTTAGAGCCATGGCAGTTACAATGTCTTCTTTAAAAGAAGAAGATCCGTATCTTTATATTTACTCCGCAGGACCAGGAAATATCAACTCAATGGCTATGGAATTCGCAAATTTATCAGAGCGTGGATTGAAGGCTCGTGGAAAAAGTATTAAGTATAAAGCTGTTCCTCCTTGGTGGATAACAGAAAATATTTTGGATATAAATTACTTTGCTTTTCTAAGTAAAGAAAAAGAACAGGTCTCAAAACTTGTTGAAGAAGCAAAAACAAATAATGTCGAATACGGCATTTTCAGATACTAACAGAAAGAATAATAATGCAAATTAAATCATTAGACAAGATGGAAACAATTGTTAAAAATAACAAGACTTTAGTTTGGGATGGATGGACAGTAGTTAATTCCTATCCTTCTGAAAAAAGCATAACATCCTCACAAGGAGCTTTTGTTGATGGTAAATGGCACCTACAGCGTCGTTTTGTTCCTTCCAGAGATGGATGGGATATACCAGACAAGTTTGTGAGTTAGCATGCCAAAGCACAAATGGAAAGATGACGCTTTATGCTTTGAATATGATACTAATCTGTTCTTTGAAAAGTACGAAGATGACGAAATTTTGCGACCAGCAATAGATAAATTGTGTTCTATGTGTCCTGTGTCAAAGATGTGTTTTGCTGTTGGTGTTTCACAAAAAGAGTGGGGCATTTGGGGTGGTGTATATCTTGAAAATGGACAAATATCTAAAGAATTTTCAAAGCATAAGTCTAAAGCAGACTGGGCTAATACTTGGCAAAGTCTAACAACGGAGCAATAGCATGTATACAGATTCAATGAGAAGAGCGTTCCACTCACTTATAGGTCCAAAAGGTTTTCAACTTCAGATATTAGACCATGACAACTTTTTAACGGTAAAGGCAAGCGAAAAACAGTTTATGAGTTTATCTGGAGAAGAAAGAAAGCAGGCCGTTCAGTATATGATTCGTGCAAAAAAAGCACTTGAAGAAAATGGGGCGATTGTTTTATTGGTTAGAGAGGGTGGTAAAGAATTATGATTGAATTTGTGTCATTTACTTTATTTATTGTAGTATTTTTTATGCTAATTTTTAAAAATGTACAACTAAAAAGAAAGCTTTCTGCAACAACTTTAGAACTTATAACAGCACATATGGATAAAACCATAACTGCCAATAAATTATCTGAAATAAATAATAAGACTGACATGGATAAATCATCAGAAGATTTTTTAAATTTTATTTCTGAGTCTCGTGATTGGGCATTTCAATATATAGAAAATGTTCAAGAAAAGGTAAACAAATTTATTAGTGATGTTGAGCCTGAGATAGCATATTTTGACGAGTATGGTGTTGCTATTAGTACCTATCCCCACTACCACTCAATGAAAAAAATTTCGGGGGCATACAAAGAACTAAAAACAATATTGCCAGACGACTATGGTAAAATAGAGTAATGATAAAACTTAAGGATCCTAAAGCATTGATATATTATGCTTTTCAAATTTGCGAAGCCGATCCTTGTCAATATGAAGCAACAAAAATATGGGCAAGTTCAGAGTCTAAGATTGTAGACTTGTGCGACTTTCATTACGAAGAGGTAAAACATTAATGAACTTTTACTATTTTGGTGGTCGATTTAATGATGAAAATAGTATAGAGACTCCTTCTAGTTTAGAAAAACATCATTTTTTTGGAGTGCTTTTTACATATGATGCAACACAAGGAGACATGTTCGTAAGAACTGCTAAAGATATAAAATTAAATGAAAAAATTAAATACTTGATTGCTATAAGGCCATACACTATTTCACCACAATATCTTTATGCAATCAATGAGTCTATGAATGAAATAGATAAAAATAGACTTCAAATAAACATTATTTCTGGATATATAAAAGATCATGAAAAAGATATTGGCGGAATAGTTGGAGAAATTAATGATCTATCTCACACAATAGACAAATCAAAACATACAATTGAGTTTATTAAAAGTTTAAAAAAAATATTTAAAAAGAAAGAAAATTATCTAGACCTATATATATCAACAACAAATAGTTATGTTTTTAATGAAGCAAAAGATAACAATAATAAAATAATTATGCCTTATCATGTGTATAAACGTAAGTTTTGGTCTGATGTTTATAAAGATCCATCTTCAATGGTTCCTTTTGATATAAAAAACATGGATGTGATGATAACAATGACTCCAATTATTAGAAAAAATAAAGAAGAACTTGCTTTATTAAAAAACTATGCCATAAGACCTATATGGAAAAAAGGAGAAAAATCAAGAGTAATCGATGATGTTGAGTATTTTACTTATGAAAGTTTTCACGAATTTATTAAAATGTTAGAAGAAGATGGTATTCATGATTTATTAATTAATGCTATACCCAGAGAAGAAGTTGAAATTATTATTCCATTTATTAAAAAATATGTGGAGTTACAAGAATAAATTTTGTTAGTTATTTTACTAACAAGAAAACAAATATCCTAGGAGGAATAAAATGAATACAACACAACTAAAAGCATTACTAGCATCATATGGGCGGTCAGTATTGGCAGCAGCAATTGCAATGTACGCTTCAGGAGTAACTGATCCAGAAACACTGGCATACTCACTACTTGGAGCAATTGTGCCAGTAGCACTACGAGCAGTAAATCCAAAAGACAAGGCATTTGGAAAAATTCCAGATGTTCTAGAAGTTGAAGCAGCACTAAAATCAGTTAAGGTAGTCAAGAGACCTGTTAAAAAGTCTTCTGCAAAGAAGCCTTCTGGTGGCGGTGGAGCATCAAATAAGGCTCTATAATTAGAGCATAAGATTCCGTCATGATACATGCAGTTGCTTTATAAGCGACTTTATTGCTGAGTACGGATAGCCTGGGATCGCAACCTGGGAGACCTGAGTAAGTCTATAAACTACTTTTTTTTATGCTATAATAATTAGATGATTAAAGAAGGCGATTTTGTTATGGGCAATACCTCTGAAGGTATGGTTCACGGCATGGTTGAGCATGTTATGAATGAAGGCGGGATCTATGGAGTTCCTGGAACTGAATACGCTATCATTTCTCTGCCCCCTGAAAATCCAGCGATGGCTGTAAGAGTGTATAAAGAAGAAGATGGTAAGTGGGAGCCAACCGCATATAGTATTGGTATGATGGCTAAAGATGCCACAATTATTGATATGAATAATCACAGTATGGAGAATGAAGAAATGGACTCAGAGGTTTCAATGGCAATGTATGATTCTCAAATTGGAAAAGCAGAAACAGATGGCTCAATGATGCCTACAGATACTTATCAAGGCAGCGAGTCAGAAGTCGGAATAAAAACTCCTTCCAGTACCTATGATGGCTGTGGCTGCCAAATGTGTATGGATATAAATGTTGATTGTAAAGACTGTCCAACATGTAGTGATGACATTAACCCAGATTCAATTGAGGCCATGTATAATTCCAAAATGGGTAAAGCAAAGAAACCAGACTATGCAGGAGTTGTCTCTAATCGTAAAGGATCTCCATCAGATAAAGAGTTGTATGCAAGAGTTATTGCAGCAGCCAAAGATAAATTTAATGTATATCCATCAGCCTATGCAAATGCATGGGTAGTTGCAGAATATAAGCGTCGTGGTGGTAAATATGGATCTTCAGAAAAATCTGATTGTTGTTCAGATATAATCAAGCAAGCCCCTTGTTGGGATGGCTATGTACAGCGTGGTATGAAGCCAGGAGAAGGCGGTAAACCAGTCCCTAACTGTGTACCAGCAGCCAAGGTGGATGATCTGTACGAGGACGACGATACTGTTGTCTATGACTCTGCAGAGGTATCTAAAGCCGATGGCTATTCTCCTCCAGAAGGAGTAAGAAGTGCTGCTCGCAGAGCAATTAAATACAAGGAAGATGGCAAGGCTAATGGAGCAGGAACACCTGTTGGCTGGACTAGAGCAGGGCAGTTAGCAAGAGGAGAATCAATCTCTCTTAGTACTGTTAAGAGAATGTACTCATTTTTTTCCCGCCATGAGGTAGATAAAAAAGGTAAAGATTTTGAAAATGCAAGTAATCCATCCAACGGTAAAATAATGTGGTTAGCATGGGGTGGAGATGCAGGATACTCTTGGTCACGAGGTATTGCAAACAAAGAAAGAGATAAGGCATTGTTTTCTGGGTTTGGAAAAGATTATTCAAAGGTAATTCAAATGACAGATATCTTTAAAGGTTTGGGTACAGGATCAATGGTTTCATGGAACTCTTCTGGTGGTCGTGCAGAAGGCAAGATTACAAGAGTAATAACCGACGGTACTTACAAAGTACCAGGAACAAATGTAACAGTATCAGGAACAAAAGAAGACCCTGCTGCGGTTATTAGATTGTATCGTGATGGTAAGCCAACAGATACAATTGTTGCTCATAAAATTAAAACATTAAGGTCAAAGTAATGGCAAAAAGAAAAGCACAATCATTTAATCCTATTCAGATTAAAGATGGCTGGATTGTTAGATTATACAAAGATGGTCGCACTAAATCTAAAATTGCTCCCTATATTGTAAAACACTCTAAAACTAATTAATTAGTTAGTCTGTTGTGTGTTCTTATTCTGTGACAGTTAGAGCAAATAACGTCGCACTTCTTTATTTCTGCCTCAACTAGTTCCCATGCGCTACTTTTCATATTTGCTATATTGTATAATTTTTTTCCTCTAACATGATCAAAATCCATGCAGACTGTAGGGAAAGTATTACCGCAATCTGCACATGAAACACGTTTAAACTGATCAATTTTTTCTTTATTTTTTGCATAAAATTCTTTTTGTTTTTTAGCAATTTTTTTTAGATTGTCTTTATAATAATTACTTCTTTGTTTAGAAAGTTTATCTTTATTTTTTTCACCATACTCTTTTTGATATTGTTTAATTTTTTTATAATTTTGCTTTTGATAAATTTTTTGTTTGTTAGCATGACATTTTTTGCATCTTGCCATCAATATACTTTGTTTTTTATTACTCCAGCCAAAGTTTTCTATTAGAAGACTTTCTTTACACCCCTTACAAACTTTTAATCCATTTTCATAAATCATAATTAAATAATTATTCTTTTCATGTGTTTATTATATCAGGAATTATAAAGCCCCACACAGGTAATTCGCCTGACTTGCGCCACGGTCTTTATCCAATGGGTAACTAATCCATCACTAAGGTCCTGTGTGGGACTAATCAATCATATCATTATTTTAAGTACCCTTGGCAGGAATTGAACCTGCGACCTGCGGATTAGAAGTCCGTTGCTCTGTCCCCTGAGCTACAAAGGTATTGCGGAAGCAACAGGATTCGAACCTGTGGATCTTTCAATCTACGATTTAGCAAACCGTTGCATTCGACCACTCTGCCATACTTCCTTTCGTAGCCCCACAGGGACTTGAACCCTGTTCACCAAGATGAAAGCCTGGTATCCTAACCTATGGACGATGGGGCCTTAGTACACCAGATAGGACTTGAACCTATGATAACCGAATTATGAGTTCGGGGCCTTAACCAACTTGGCTACTGGTGCTAAACCTTATGAAACTAAAATGCCTAACAACATTCCTATAATAAAACACAACATTCCAACAGTCCAGTGATAATAAGTTTTCATATAATCTTTAATAATTACATGTTTTATTTCATCTGGAATTTTTTTTAACTTATTGTAATCTATCATACTACTTAACCAAATTTAAATAGTTAGCTATTAGTTCTTCTCTAATCTTAATTTGTCTTTCTTCAAACTTTGATAGATGTAGCTTTGATTGTATTCTTTTCTTATTTTTTGTTGCTCTTTTGATCTTATGCTGAGATACCTTATTATTTGATTTTTTCATTTTGATCCCTGACTTTCTGCATTACTGTCACATGGACAAATAATTGATTCTGGAAGTTCATGAACCTTGGTTACAATTGTAATCATAGTTTCACACTCACTGCACTTGTATATTTTCTTAACTCTTGTAGTCATAGTCTAATCATACCATTTCCTGTTTTGTAAGTCAACCTCTGATACCGTCCCAATCACCTATCTTGATAGTTAAAATATTATTTTCTTGCCATAGGTTAATTATATTAGGATTGTCATCTACTGCATACTCTACAGTCCAACATTTATTTATCTTATCTAATATATCTTTTTTAATTTCATAATCAGGCCTGTAGTCACCATCAGGTCTCATATATAGGGCATGATGAGTTATACCATGCTTAGCAAGCCAATAAGAGGTTAATCCACGGTACTTATCACTCCTTGCTGTTACAACTAAAACATGATGGTTATCAGAAATAGAATTATTAAGCATTTGTACTACTTCATAATTTGGCAGGGCATCAATAGAAGCATTATGAAAAGCATCATAGTCCCTATCAGCCCTATCAGAACCACGAATATGGTAAAGATATGGATCTATATTAGCAAGAGTTCCATCTACATCGTATATATGTGCTGAAGGCTTAATCATTTTTTGCCTTTTCTTTTTCCCATATAAGTTTGCCATCTTTATACACTGGCCAATACCCTAGTGATCGCCAGTCCATCTTTGTAATTTTAGGCTCTTTCACTTAATTCCTTAGTTAGTAGTTATAGTTTAATTATAGCAAAGAACTAATTATATGTCAACTTAAAGTTTATTATTAATTAAATAAATTTTTATTATTTTTTACAAAATTAAGATCATTTGTTTTTTATTTTATAATATCTGCAATAGCATAACTACTAGGATAATGAGTAATAGATCCATCGGTATAAACTAAAAACTTTTCAAAGTTCCATCCAATATCTTTACCACCTGTAGCAGTATCTTTACAGTACCTGTAGATTGGATGAGCGTTAGGACCATTTACTTCTACCTTTTTAGATATAGGAAATGTTACTCCATATACATTAGTGCAAAAAGTTTTTACTTCTTCATCCGTGCCAGGTTCTTGGTTACCAAACTGATTACATGGAAAACCAATTACAATAAGGTCATCTCTTTGTGTTTTTTGTAAGTCTTCATACTGTTTTGTATAGCCACACTGACTTGCAGTATTTACTATAAGTATATTTTTTTCTTTAAAACTATTTAGTTTTATTTCATTACCATAGTTGTCAATAAATGACAAATCGTATATGCTCATTTTAGTTTCTGCTTTCTGTTAGTGATTACTTAGACAAAACAACTGAATGGTTAATTGCAGATCTTTCGCCAGTCATGATTCTTTCAATGTGATCACGGATAACAGCATCTTCTTCATTAAAGATGTATTCTGATCTATCAGGACCCATCTTAGCATCAATTCCTTGTGCTGCAAGATCTTCCTTTAGGGTACGCTCTACATCCCAATTTAGCGTTGTAGCAGGATAGTGCTTAACTACATATCCATCCTTATCAATTAGGTATTTTTCAAAGTTAGCATTCATCATAAATCCACCATCGTGTTGATTTAAATATCTAGACTCGTAATCTGTTTTTTCAATCAAACCAGTTTCTTTTTTGTTTTCCTGCAGTGCAAGAACTTGTTCAGAGATCTCTAAATAAAGTTCATGTCTATCTCCAAATGGTTGACCATTTCCATTAAGTCCTGGACCTTTACCAAGCCATGGAGCCTCTAAAGGTATTTCTGCTGGGTTTGATACAATCATTTCTGAGAATGGAAATGTGACTCCATAAACATCTTCACCATACATCTTTGAATCTAAACCTTTTTCAATACCCTTTGACCACTTGCCTTTTGTAATGCTTGGTCCACAAAAATCATTTGTTGGAATGGCTACTACTGAAAAATCTTCACCAGCCAGATCTTCTTGAATCCATTGGATTGACTCCATCTGTCCAGCATTTCCACAACCAACTGTGGTGTTGATAAGCATAACTGCTTTTCCTTTAAACTGTTGAAGAAAGTGTGGAACACCTTCGGCTGATTCTAACTCGATGTCATATATAGATTTCATAATTTTATTATACCACTTTTTTAACAGTCATCTGCAGTACTTATCGGTGCTTTATCAAGGTTTAAGAATGAATTTCCATAAAGTGTGTGTCTAGAATTAGGGCCAAGAACCTTGTTTACCCTATGCTTATACTTATCTCCACCAGGAATAACTGCAAGCATTCCAGCCTTTGGTTTTACTTTAATTGAAAGATTTCCAAATTCAAGTTCTCCACCATCAAAATCATCGTTTAAGTAAAGACTAAAAGAGACTAAGATGTTGCTTTCTAATCCTGGATCCTGATGCCAATACATAGCAAAGTCTATATTATTTTTATCAATATTATAATCTTTTAGTAATTCCTTATTTGCATTAGCAACTATCTCTTCATCAGTCATATACTTAAAGGTCTGAAGCGTTGCATGTCTTTTATATCCTGGAGGAAGAACAGAGTCAAGCCTATCCCAGACCCCACCTTTAGAAGAAAAAACAGGTAAGTCAATAATTATTGATCTATCGTTAGGAAATTCTATATTGTTGTTTTCATCATATTTAGGAACAACATTTAAAAACTTGTTTAAGATATTTTTATAGGGCGACCTCATTGTTGGATACCATCCCAACTCATCATCAGTTTGAGTTTTAAACCAAGCCAACTCTTGTTCATTTAAAAAATTTTCTATAATCCAAACTTTTTTGTCTTCGTCTAAATAAATTTTTTCCATATCTTTATCATACCACAATTTTCTTAGTGCACCACAACCTACCATCACTCATAGTCTGATGATTCTCCCAAAAAACAGGATCCTTTATTGGCATATTGCATTTTGTGCATGATAAGTTTTTCATGTATTAAATGTATCAAGGTTTTAGATAATTGTCAATAAAATATCCCTATAGAATTAAATATTATGGTACAATTAAAAAATGGCTATCGTATCCGTTGAGGCATTAAAAACCAAGTTTGAGGCTGGTGATAGACCTGTTAAACAAGATTATCTCAATTTAATTGATACCCTGGCCACATTGCCTGAAGGCGGAGTAGAAGGCCCTCAAGGAGTTGTCGGCCCAACTGGTCCTACAGGGCCACAGGGTGTGCAGGGAATTCAGGGAGATACGGGTACTACAGGTGCCACAGGGACAACAGGTGAAACTGGTTTAACGGGATATGTTGGAGCAGTTGGCCCAACTGGTGTGACTGGCCCAATCGGCGCAACAGGCTCCACTGGTTCGAGCGGTGCCACAGGTGCCACAGGGCCAGTTGGTGCAACAGGTGTCTCAGGCTCTATTGGTGCCACAGGCTCCACTGGTCCAATCGGTGTTACAGGTCCACAGGGCGAGGTTGGTGCGACTGGTGCTACTGGTGAAACTGGTTCTAGTAGTTCAGTTCTAGGAATCAAAGCACGGAATGGAACAACTTATACATTAGTTGCTGGTGACTTAAATGATTTAGTCACATTAAATAATGCAAGTGCCATTACCTTAACAATTCCTCCATCAGTATTTAGTGCTAATGATGCTATTAACATTGCTCAAATTGGCGCGGGTCAAGTAACCTTTGCTCAAGGAGCAGGTGTTACAATTCACTCAACTGGAGCTAGTGCAACAGCACCTAAATGCCGAGCACAATACTCAGCAGCAACAGTTATTTGCACAGCATCTAATACATTTTTAGTAATCGGAGACTTAGCCTAATGCCTATACTTGGAATTATTGCTAGCGCATTTAGGGCTATTGTTTACACGCAATTTATCGCCGTTGCACACTACCTCATACCAGGCATTTCAACCTACCCGTGGTCTGCTGGCTTTGGAACAAAGTACGCAAACCCTTCAAATTTTCTCAGCAATGGCTATTGTTACGGCGTAGCATTTAACCCAGCAGGTACTGCAATCGCCGTTGCACAAGGCTTCTCACCCGTCGTCTCAACCTACCCTTGGTCTCCAGGCTTTGGCACAAAGTACGCGGACCCTGCAACCTTGCCTACTGGCACTGGTCGCAACGTTGCATTTAACCCAGCAGGTACGGCGATTGCTGTTGTACACAACAACACACCGTTTATATCTACCTACCCTTTTTCTGCGGGCTTTGGCACAAAGTACGCGGACCCTGCAACCTTGCCTGCTGATCGTGGTCGCGGCGTTGCCTTCAACCCAGCAGGTACGGCTATCGCCGTTGCACACGAAACCACACCGTTTATTTCCACCTACCCGTGGTCTCCAGGCTTTGGCACAAAGTATGCAAACCCTGCAACCTTGCCTGCTGGTCAAGGTGGTTACGGCGTAGCATTCAACCCAGCAGGGACAGCAATCGCCGTCGCACACGGGGACTCACCGTTTATTTCGACCTACCCGTGGTCTGCGGGCTTTGGAACAAAGTACTCAAACCCTGCCACCTTACCTACTGGTGCTGCTTTAAAAGTGGCATTTAACCCAGCAGGTACGGAAATCGCCGTTGCACACTTCACTACACCCTCAGTCTCAACCTACCCTTTTTCTGCGGGCTTTGGTACGAAGTACGCAAACCCTGCAACCTTGCCTACTGGTTATGGTACTGGCGTAGCATTTAACCCAACAGGTACGGCTATCGCGGTAACCCATAGCACCACACCCTTCGTCTCAACCTACCCTTTTTCTGCGGGCTTTGGTACGAAGTACGCAAACCCTGCAACCTTGCCTACTGGTACTGGTAACAGCGTTGCATTTACTTAACTCACAACTAACAAAGGAAAAAATATGACAACAGCACCACAAGAACCGCTAGAAGTAAAACTAACTCCACTTGAAGCAAGAGTGGCAGAGGTTGCTCAGTATCAAGCAAACATTACTCTATACACACAAATGCTTGCAACGCTTCCAACTCAATACCCTGCCCACCTTGCTCAATACAAAGGCGCAACGGATAAACACGCAACTATTGGCACAATAGAGAACTTAGCGGATGTAGAATTACTATCTGATCTCTGGACTGCTGATGATTGCGTAAAATCAATCCGCACCGAGACTCTGGAAATGCGCAAAGCACAGGCAATTATGGCAGTAATGCAGGGCTAAACAAAGTTTTTAATCCCATTAGGGAAAATAAAGTCTAAAGCGTGACCATACTTCTGTTTGACATATTTTGACAACACAGAAGTATTGGTTTTGCTTTGATTTATTGTGGGGCGAACTTTGTGCATATCAGGTATTCCAAATACCTCTGCTTCATTTGGCAGTAAATCCCATTTTAAGTTTTCAAATTTATGTTCAAATTTAGGTATTTCAAGAAATTCATAAATAGCATCAATTACTTTTTTAGGCTTAAAAACTAAATCAGAGTAAGCAACAAAATGAAATTTACCCTTATGGCGTGGATCAAGTGATGATGCTATTGATAAAATGTTAGATTCGATATGGTGATTTGCCGCCATCATTGCATCGCACCGAGCGTCGTTTTTAGGTCTGAACTGGCTGACAGGATAATCACACACAAACTTGTCAATAAAGTTGTCGGGGTTCTTTTCAGCCAAATTAACAAAAGATGCTAAAATTTCAAGAATTGGTCTAACAGGTGCAATGATTTTTACATTTTCAGCAAAGAGTTCTGCTACTTCTATATTTTCAGGTGTTCCCCAGTTGCGGTTTTTGTCAATGATATAAGGCTTATCAATGTGTTCATAAAACGCTTCAGGCAATCTTGCCATAATGTTGCGATAGCCTTCAGGTGCAAAGCCTGAATGATAAGACTCTGAAGACTGCGATGTCTTAAATAATTACAGCATTAAGAAAGTAGTATCTGCCGAAGGCGTGACATAGATGTCAGGGTTTTGATTAAGAATGGCTGAAAGTAGGGTACTGCCTGAGCGTGGAAGCCCAGCCATAAAAAAGAAAGTTTTTTTATTAAATCCTTGGTTATCCAATATGCTCATAATAGACTCTTTTGCTCCTTAGAATAGGTAAGATCTTGCCGATTTAAGAAATTATAGCACAAAAATAACACAAATCTATTAATTTCGGCAAGATCGTTCCGAAAATCTAACACTCTTTGTGTTAGGTTTTTCATTCCCCCACCTCGCTTAGTGGTTCAACAACTAAACTATTTACTTCTGATTTAGACAACTTCTTGATAGAAGCAACTGGTGTCGAAGTTCTCCAAGTGTATTCGCCCTCACCCTTTGGGATAGCAAAGTACATTGAAAAGTTAATTTTACACTTCAAGTCTATAAATACCCACCACTCATTATCTTTCCATAATACACCTCGACCCTCGGCTGGATTACGAATGGCTCTCCGCCTGTCCATATCTAAAATGTAAAAAGTGCTATGTGCGGTTTCAACTCGATATAAACCTTTTGAATCGCTGTTTAACAATTCAATGTCTTTAGTCATTATTCCCTCACCTCACCCTTCACAATCAACTTTTTTATCCAAAAGAATCACCACAAGCACAAGACCCGCCAGCGTTTGGATTATCAATAGTAAATCCTATTTTCTCAATAGTCTCTACATAGTCCATAGTAGATCCCTCTAAATAAGGCATAGACATTTTATCTATTCTGATATCAAACCCAGTAGTATAGGGTATAACCATATCTCCTTCTTTAATCTCGTAATCAAAGTAGGTCTGATACCTTAGTCCAGAGCATCCACCTGGCTGCACAGACAATCGCAAAAATTGTTTTTTGTCTGGTGTTGTAATTTGTGATTCTTTAATTAGTTCTGCAACTTTCATTTCAGCAGCGGTAGTTAAAATCATTTGTTCTCCATATCATCATCCATTGCACCACAACTAACACAAGTTACTTGTCCGTCTAAGTCTAGTTCATACTCGCAGGCATGTGTCATATTTTACATTTCTTAGGAGTGTCCATAGTGGGCTAACTCCTCAAGGCATGTCTCACACAAACAATCAAGTGTGTCTATTATAACGCTAGTCATTTCTGTCATTTGTGCTTCTTTCTCTCAAGGTGATGCGATATATTTAGGTAGGTGTTAATGGCTATTAACGATAGTATGCCTAATTGAATTAGATGCGATGTCATTCAAAGTCTACCTGTGTCTCAAAAATATCTTTTTCTTTAATTCTCCAAGCATCCCCAGTTAATGGATCTTCATTCCAATGATATTGCCAATAAGCATTACCTTCTGAGTCATAATCATCCCAACCTTTACCTGCAAGTTCTTCTTTCCATGCAACCATATCTATTTGATATAATGTAGACCAACGAGACGATAGCAAATCAGAAAACTTCCATGCTTTGGAATAAAAACGGTATTTAAATCCATAGTCCTGATCTTCATCTAAGTCAACAGCCCTTAATAAACAAGTACTACCAATAGAACTAATGTAGTTAAAGACCCATCTAAAAGGTCTTGGTGATCGATGGTTTACTATTGATATCATGAATCTCTTTTCCAATGCAAATAAGATCTAATATACACAGCACCATAGGCAATCGCAGCAAAGATAAATCCATATTGGTTTGTAGTCAAAGCATATGCTACCCATAAACACTCATTAAATAACAGGACAAACCATCCCCAAAGAGTTTTCTTTCCAACAAAATAAATACCAGATACGCCAATGAAGGCAAGCACCCAATGAGCATAATTATTAATTAATTGTTCCATATACCTAGTATACCTTAAAGTCAGGGTTTAGTCAACTTACTGTGTCTTACCTTTGGTTTTTACCCAAGTACCTATCCTGTTTACCTTAACTTTATCCCTTAGTATCTCTGCAAAGTCAGTATCTATTTCAGATCCAAGGTACTCTTCTCCCGTTTCAAGGTCTGTTAGTTTCCATTTTTTAGGGCATTTAGTATGAATAATTAAATCAACAGGATTGTCAAAAGCCTCAACCTCAGAATTATCTTTTAATATTCTTTTTGTCACTTTAGGAAACAGGTCCAAAGGATAAATGAATAAAACATACATCTGCAATAACATAGTCAGCATGATCTACAACCACATCGTAATGGGTTGCGGCTTTATCGCAAAAAAAACATTTTGGGTTTTTCATATAAATATTATAGCACACAAAGTGATATAATAATTGTATGGAATCAGATAAAATAAAAATTATTAAAAACTTTATTAACCAAGAAGATGCTCAAAAGATAATCAATTACATTAATGAAGGCACAAATACTGCTGTAGACTGGCTAAGCGATGGCTCTACTCCTAACTTTGTGTATCGTCCAAAAAGATTCTACAAAAGGCGTATGGGCTTAGACGATCTAATGCCAAACTATAGCCCAGAACGATCCATTAGTAATTTGCGTGAGATAGAGGGTTTAATTAAAAACATTATCAAAAATTCGAAGTTAGAGATAAATAAAGCCTTTAGCGACCAAGATAAACTATATATAAACACGCTATGGCTTGCAAAACATTTAAAAAATGACTGGTTACCTCTTCACTCTGATACAGGAAGAGGATACGACTCATGGTTTCATTATAGTTGCGTCCTGTATTTAAATACAGTTAAGTATGGTGGAGAGTTATACTTTCCATCATTAAATCTATACATTAAGCCTAACATTGGAGACCTTGTAGTCTTTTTGTCACATGGAGAAGAAATGAGTCACGAAATCAAGATGACTAGGGAAGAAAGATATACTGTTCCGATGTGGTTTACTAAAAACCCTGCAAAAGAAGTAAAATTTGTATAGTCTTAGTATAAAAATAGAATGGTAGACTGTTATCATGGAAAACACAAAATTGTCAACTAATTTAGATGCTACTACTTGCACAGGGTCTGGTACAACAGGTCACAAAGAAGCAGAATACAATAACATAGGGTTCTCCCCATGCGCTGAGTATGTTGCTCATAAAAGCGACACCCCATGCAATGTTCTTAACGATAAGCCAGTTATAGAGGTTTCTAAAGATCCGCATGAGTGTCAATGTAGAACAGATTCATGTCCTTGTGGCGATTTTTTATCTCACAAAATATCTGAACCTTGTACTGTTAAAGTATAGTTTTAAAATTCGGCGCGAAATAGAGGTAATAAACCTTCCTATGCCCTAAAAGGGCACTATGGTTTACAAACCTTCATATGCCGACTTAAACTATCATGGGCAAAGATACCCCATCTAATGTCCCATTCTTTCTTACACTTAGAACAGATCACTGTTCTCATCCAACTCCTTATCCCAAACAATAAAACATTTAGTGCAAGTAATACCCTTATCCCTCATATACCAGGTATGGGAGCATTTTTTCACTTATTATATTTCCAGTCTACCCATAGGTCAAAGATTCGCCCAAGAAGTATGCCAAGGATAAGTCCAAATAAAAACATTGTCATGATCTAAGTATAGCAATTTTGTCACGGTATGTCAAGTATAATAACCATATGACCATCCTATATATACTATACAACCCTATATACAAGGCTATCAAGATAGGGATATCTGATAAACCAGGTAAAAGGTTTGCAAGCCATAAGGGCTGGATCTTAATAAAGTATTGGTCGTTTTTTGAACGGGATAAGGCAAGACAGGTAGAAACTCTAGTAATACAAACACTTACTAAGAAGTATGGTCATTATCTAAGTAAGGAAGATATGCCACAAGGGGGATATACAGAAACCTTTGATGCCTCTAAGATAACCAGAAAGAAGTTAATTGCTTTAGTCAATAATATAGTCAACATGATCTAATGGAGTAGGTGCTGTTATTAGACATTTGCATTCAACACACTCTGCGTCATCAAGAAGGTAGTAGGATATCTCATAGGTTTCTGGATCAAAGGCTGCTGTGATACGCAAAAGTGTTGATCCACAGCAAGGACATTGGGCTGTTGGGATGCCCCTTAAATTTAGCATAACTCTATTATTTCATAGGTTTTGGGGTTTGTCAAGCAGATAAGGCAGATAAAAGGTTCATCGTCTGATTTGACAAAAAGGTTTTTACATTGAACACAGGCTACTTTGTATGCTTCCATAGGTCTATAATATCATAGTTATGCACATGGTTTGATAGGCAAGATCTTACCGATTTAAGTAGTTATTGTACAAAAATAGCCTGGTTTTATCAATTTCAGCAAGATCGTTCCGAAAATCTAACACTACTTATGTTAGGTTTTTATATTAGATAAGTCAAGAAACATATTTAGGTTTATAATACTTACCATAACAATCAACATAATAGGTAGCAGCAGCAGTTATCTGAGTAGCTTTATTATTTTCACATAGAAAACAATTTAATCCAGTCATAAGTTAATTTTACCACAAATCTGCAAAAATTAAAATCTCCAGAAATTGGCATTATTATATAAATTATTATCAAAATGAGCAATTTCTTTTATTTCTAATATTTCTTGATCACTTAAACTATCATATTTTTTCTTTGATTCTGGGTTGAAAAACTGTTTTTTTATAGGAAGATCAACAGGAGCCATATCAATTCCGAAATCTGATAATATTTTATTCTGTATTTTTAAATGATTATTGGCTAAATCCTCAAAGTCTATTAGCAGGTTAATTCTATTAACTCTTTCATCTAAAAGAGACTTATTATTAATTAGATAGTCATCGGAAAAATTTTTAGGAAAGCTATCAGTTTCATCAGAAAAAAATGAAGACACCTGGGGGTTTTTGTTATAGTTTCTAAAGAAACCCTTAGCATATCTAATATCCTTTAATCCAGCACTTACAAGCTGCTTTGCTGGATCTCTAATGATATGAATAATGTAGGTTTGATCATCTATCTGCGTATGCCAGTTATCATGGGATGTAGTCCAGATAAAGTTAATTCCTTTTTGGTATATGGCATGTCGCAATGGGTCTATGACATTGTTAAGGATATATCTGCCACCAGTTTTTTCAGTATGCATAAAATAGAATTTGTTCATTTATTTATTATAGCATTAATAAATTCAAAAAATAGATTTTAAAGTTCGGCAAAAATAGATTAACCAAACCATCCCATGCCCTAAAAGGGCTCTTATCGGTTAATATCATCAAAATCTATAGGGGTAGGAGCTGTTGTTATTATTCCACAATCTGCACCTTAGAACATATAACTATCCGCATCCTTTAATTATAAAAAATCAGGGGATAGATCAAGAACTATGACTAACATGAGACTCTTGAGGGTATCTACATATATGACATAGATAGCCTACTTTGAGATATTCTGTATATGCTAATCTATCGCATCTGGCACAAGAAGTTAAGGTTTGACCCTTAAGTAAAGATTTATACTTTGATTTGTAAAACCTCATAGTAACAAGCCATAGAAAGATTATCAGGAATAGTTCCATAGATAAAGTATAGCATTTATAAAATTTTGGGGAATCAAAATAAGTCATCATAATCCCCTATAGTACATATACTGGATATGCCAGATATGGCCAGATAAGGCAAAGACTGTACCGTTTTTTATATGCGTCTTATGCAAGATATGACTTGCGTCTTATGCAAGATATGCATAGAAAGATATGATGGTTTGATACTAAATATTGTGGTTTGGGATAGTTATCCACAGGTTTATCCACAGATAGATCTTACTGATAATATTAGTTAACATTCTAATAGTGGAGTGAAGTGGAGGGAAGTGGAGAATAGAGCATTTTCAGAAGGCGTTCGTAATACCATGACGGCCAAACCTCCTATCCCCAAACCTTATATCCCATTTTCCCATTTTCCCACATATCCCCAAACCTTAAAAGCCATGGGCATTATACATCTCAAACCTTGGTTTGTCAAGTATTTTATATATAAAGATATGCCCCAAAAAGCCTGGGATTTTTTTGAAAAGGATCTTAATCTTTTTATAAAACCTTATAAAAGTTTATAAAGGTTTGTTAAAGTCAGGGAAAAATTTAGAGTCGTTCTTAATGTATTATCTATAGAGGTTTGGTGTATCTTTTATATCCCCCGCCAAAAAGCGGGGACTTCGTAATGTCTAATAGTATTATTATTGTGCCCTAGATCGCGGGACTAATTAAGAAACCTTAAAGTAATACCTATAACCAGTATAATGGATACAATCATTGTTGTCAAACCATATAAAAGGTTTAAGTCTAGATTGGTATTAGGTATATACTCATGATCCTCATGTTTAGAAAAACCATCATTTATAAAATATGGTCCACCTTGTTTGGAGAAATAGTTACGTCCCATAAGATTATTATACACCTATTTGACAAACAAAGTTTCTGGGATTTTTTTAGAAAGTATCTTAATACTATTCTAGGGAAATTTTAGTAAGGTTCGTAATACCCTTATATGAGGTTTGACAAGGTTTGATATATGTGCTATTTTCTAGATCACCTAGGGCGCACCCCGAAGGGTGCAGCCAAGACTAATCTTCTTTTTTTTCTCTTTCGTCTTTCTTTTGTTCTACAATCTCAAGAAGGTCGTCAAGATTATCAACCTCTGAAACGTCTTCCTCTGTTATTTCCATAGCATCAAGGAACATCGCAAATGTTTCATTTACATACTCCTCTGCCATTGGTAGTGGTTTTACAACTCCCGTTGCAATAAACCAAGCAAGTGGCAAACCAACATCGTTGTATCCAATAAATGGCTTTAGCTCTTCATCATCTCTGAACTCAAACCAGAACTGTCCTAAAATACCACATCTATCTGCAAAATTTACTTCCATAACTTGTCGTACCCTTCTCCTAAGTATCCTGTCATAAGTTTATCATACTCTTCCCCTGCTGTCAAGGCAACTACCTCAAGTCTGCGTGATACAATAACTGGGTGGTTATGTACCAAGTGGAAGCCTAATGATTCTAAGTTTAGTCCCATGTCCTCAGTTAATAACTTAGCCATACGATTAGAGTATTGGATTTCCTTTGTGCTTACTGGTGGTTTGCGAATTGTGTATGCCATAGTTCTCCTTTGTATCTATTGTATCAAAAAAGTATGGGGAGCGCAAGTATGCGAGTACCTGCGCCCCACCCTTTATATTAGTTTAGAGGACCCAATCTCTAAACTGGTTTAGATGTTCGACTTCAAGCAAGGCATCGTAGAGTTCGGTATCGTCGCACACCAAAACCACGCAGCCACAAAATTGTCAAATGTAACGGTTACATTATCTGTGATAGTGTTATTAGTAAAATCAATAACTACTGTTTGTTCTCCCAGGTCCCAATTATCATTACTAATAGCATAAATACCAAACCCTGTTTCATCTAAGATGTTATGCTGAATAAGATAACTGATCATCATCCGTGTTGCATATGAATAATCTTGCATTCTTGGTTTTGCATGCATTAGAGCAGCCGCAATGTCATGTTCCCATCCATCCTGGCCCCAATGGCTATACAGTACTACTGCAGGGCCCTGCTCTGAATCTTTAAATACATAATTAATACGGGCTCCCATTAGTTGTCCTCTACTTCGTATTCGCCTGTGAAATCAATAACTACCATGCCAACACGGCCATCCTCTGTAATGTTTGCGTATACAGGATAGAGTCCGTCTCCGTATCCCGTTGAAAATGCAACAGCACTCATATTGCCTAATTGACCAAAGCCTTTGCCAAGAGTGGCATTGCAGGCCCCTAAGTATCCGTACTCTCCTACATTATTAGCGTGATTCTCAAAATCATCTTTCTCTGCGTCCCAGAGTTTCCAGTCCTCTAAGTAGCAAGGGTCACCAATAATTGCTTGTCCACTGTCTACCATAAACTCTCCGATAAGTGTTAAACTATCTACTGATAGCATTTGTTTCTCCTTTGGGTTGTTTATCTAAGTTTAGCATTATTTTGTTTGTATGTCAAGTCTTTCTTTGATTAACTTGGCAATGATATTATGAGCTTCAATGTTTTCTGTTTCGCTACCGCCCCACAAAAGCTTTTGGGCTTTTTCCAGGGTATCATTTATATACTTATCTGTCATTTTCATTACTTACCTCCTGAAAAAGATATATCATATGTTAACTGATATACTTTAACATAAGCGTCAAGCATACCTTCCATATATTTATAGATAGGGTCATCAACATCTATGTCTATCATGTCCTGCTCTACCTCATACATTAGGTTCTTAAGTTCTCCATGGATGATGTCAAGGCCTGATATGTTTCTACCTACTAATTGTTTAATCTTATCGTCTGTCATTGTCATTTTAGTTCCCCTTGTTTTTACTAAGTATATCCTCTGCCACTGACAAAAGTTGGCGGGATGTATCAAGAGCAGCATTAATCTCTGTATAGCCTACATCATCCTCAGAGTAGTACTTCTCCATATCTTGCTCAAGGCTAAGGATATGTAGTTTAATATAAGCAATCATTTCTATCATTTCATATACCCCTCTGATACATCCTTAAAACGGTCTACTACTATTTGACATGCGCCATCTATAATTTGGTCATCAAAACCATCCAACCAAATAATTAAATCTTCTTGTATTCTTTCCGATAGTTTCCTCATTTTTGTCATAATATAATTCTACTCTCTACTGTTGGGAATATCAAGTTTTAGGGGTGTGATCTTGGTCACTTTTTTCTAATTCTCCAACTACAAACCAAATCATATCTGAATCTCCTTTGCATGTCCATATTCTTCAATAACTTGCTCAAACTTATCATTTTCAAATCCGCCCCACTCTGCTTTAATTTCAGCAAGTTGTTCGTCGTTCAAGTCCTTGGTATCAAGCACATGTATAATAAGTTTTGAATCTATCACTTCCAGCCAATCCCCATTGCCAGTAGATATGTATAGCGTCATTATTTATCTCCTAATCTAATTTTTGTCATAATATAATTCTACTCTCTACTGTTGGGAATATCAAGTTTTAGGGGTGTGATCTTGGTCACTTTTTTATCCTCACAGATGGGGGTTGTATTGGTCGCCTGCATATCGTCGTGCGTCG